CGCCAGAGTAACCAGGTACTGCGCCTTCACGCGCTTGGCCGATGTCAGGTCGGGCAGCTCCGCTTTCGCCGCCACCAACAGCACTGCGTTCATGACGTGCTGCATAGTCATCGCCGGGTGATACAGGAAGTGCCCGAACTGCTGCACCTGGAATGGAAGCGTGTCGATGGCTCGCAGAACCTTCCCAATGGTTGCCAGGTGGGCGGCGCGCGCAGTGGAACGCCCCACAGGCGTCCGGCGTGTTTCGCTAATGCTGATCCGCTGGCGAACAACCTGAATGCGTTCTTCTTTGTCGTCGCCCAGGGCCGCAAACACGGCTTCGTGGCGACGCATACGAGTGCCTGACTTCACCGGGGCCGACTCTGCCTTATCGATTGCTACGGCACTGATCGATGCGTTCGATTCGTGCTGAGCCTCTGTCCATACCTGTCTTGCGCTGATCAGCTTCATGCTGCTTCCCTCTTCAGTTCTTTTGTCAGTGCCCGGTACTCGGCCTTGATCTTTTTCAGGTCTTCGATCGTGTAGCGCATGGCCTCATGAGGCCCTTCCAACCACTCGACTCGCTCCCACCCAAGTCGCCGCACCAACTCAATGCGATAATTCACGATGTCCCCGGATTTGTGGTTGTTGCAGGGTGCACACTGCTTCCACACATTCAACGGCTCGAACCGAAGCTCAGGGTTCGCTCCCACGGTGCGGTAGTGCCCGGCGTGATACTGGCCTTCGTGGTGACGGCCACAGCTCACGCAAGGCAGTGCGGCATCACGCAGCCGGATCCATTCGTTGAAAGCCTGTTGAGCCTCACGCACGTACTGGGCGCGCGGCTTGATACGCTCCTTGGCTGCGCGGACCTCCTTGCGACCAACCTCAGCGATGGCCTTGCGGGCTTTCTCTCGATTCTCCGGAGCGATGGCCAGGCCGCACGCCCAACTGCAAACCGTTTGCGCCGTGGAGAACGACGGCTTGAAGCTCACACCGCACGCCGGGTTCTTGCACGTCTTCGCCTTCGCTTCCTTGAGGGCTACTCTCATGCAGCCACCTCGCCCAGCAGATCCGTGAACACCACGCCGCGCTCTGTGAAGTCGGCGACGATGCGGTCGGTGTAGGCGATGCCCTGGGCGCGACTTAACAACCGGGTTACCGGGAATCCGTCCGGGCCAAACAACGGATTGGCACCCATCAGATCCAGCTTCTCCGCATAGGTCAGGTGGCGCATGGTCCGGTACCAGCCGTTGCGGAAATCGTGATCCTCGTTGACCAGTATCTGCACGCCGAAGTGCAACTTGCAGTACCGGCGCGCATCCTCGACGTCGCCGATCTGCGTCATCTGGGCGATGCGCTGGTACAGGGCGAACCACAGGGCGTTCTGGTCGAGCGTGCGATCCTTGCCAGGGCGCAGCGACACAACGACGAACTTCTTCTCCCGGAACATCGTGTTGAGGCAGGTTATCGCCTCGGTGAGCTTGGCCTGGCAGTTGACGCTGATTTTGTCGTTCATGGCTTCGCCCTCGCGACAGAGCAGGAGTAGGTAGTGTTCCCGATGTAGAAACCACCAATGCGATCGCAATCGTTCTTGATGCTTTCGTGAGCGCCAACCCAGCCACCGATAGCGCAAAGTGCGAAGACAAGGGAGAGCCAGAAGACATCGGTCATGACGTCACCGCCATTGTGATCAGGACGCAGAACACGCCGATGGAGAAACCAGCCATGGTGCAGGCCAGCGTGGTCATAGTTTTGTTGGTCGTCTGCTTACCCATGGGCATGCCCTCCCCGGTTCTTGCGCAAGTCAGCCAGCGCCTTGTTGCCGATCGCCGCCGTCACACGACCGTCGACGCGCTCAGGCAGGGCCAACGGAATGTTCCGCAAGCGCTCACCCGCGAGCATCATTCGGATGGTGATGTCGTAGTTGCGGTCGAACAGCTTGCGGCTGACTTCGGCCTTCATTGTGTTCAGCGCGTTGAAGCCGCACTGGCTCGCGGCGTGGTACACGGCCTGATGCGACCACTCCCTGCCTCCCGCTTTGCTCGGGTGAGCATTGGCAACGGATTCGGCGTAGGCCGCTTCGTATGACGGAATGCCGAGGGCTTCAGGGGTCGGCTGGCACATCTGGATGAACTTGCCCACTGACGGCGCGAAGTCGCTGCCGATCTTGCGGCAGTTCTGCAGGCCGAAGCGGATCTGCTCGATCTGCTTGATGCCCTCGGCCATAAACGCCTTCACCCAGGTGCGCTTGGCGGTCATCAGCGCTTCATCGGTTGGCCAGGCCTGGCGCCACGCCGGGAAGATCGCTTGCAATTCCTTGAACAGCGAGTTCACGACGTCGGCAGTACCGGTGTCGATCTTGAGCGGAGCAGTCTCCACGGTAGGCATGCCCAGGGTCTGCATGAGCTGATTCGGGGTTTTCATCACAGCGCCCCCAAGTCATCAGCCCAGGTCTTGTCGTCGAAGTCCGGGCCATTGGCCTGACGACGCGGTGGGAACGGGTGGACATTGCTGCCCATGGGTGCTGGCTCCGGCACTTCGTCTTCCCAGCGCTTGCCGTTGAGCCAGGTCGAGGCGTGCGGGATGAACTGGCCGTTGTCCTTGGTCCAGTCGACGCTAAGGCTCTGCGCACCCAAGGCTTGGATCATCGTCTCGAAAAGCTCTGCGGACAGATCGAGCTTGTCCCAGGCCTTGCGTGCAGCGTCCTTGCTGACCTTGCGGGGATAGAGCGCCCAGAACCGTGCGAACAGCTCCGCAGGATCGACCGCATCATCGCCATAAGGCTTTTGATCTTTATCTTCTCTTCTCTTCTCTTCTCTAGTCCGCTTTTTGTCCGCATCACTAGCGGACACATTGCGGACATCCTTGCTGTTTCGGTCATTACGTTTGCGCTCATTGTCGTTGGCGCGGCGCTTTGCACTCTTACCGTTGTGCTCGTCAAAGCGAGGCATTACAAGGCTTCCAGCGTCATTCAGGGCTGCCCATTCGACGTCGATCATGGCCTGAGTGAAGCCCGGCCAGCCGATGACAGCGTCCATCGCATCAGTGGTGTAACCCACCAGCACACCATCATCACAATGAGTGTCAAAGATGCTCCAAGCGATGTGCAGTCCGCCGATGATCCGAAGTCTGTCCGCTTTCAATGCGGACACCATGCGGAAAACTTTCGGATGAGTCTGAAGTTCGATGCGCATTTTTATCCAGTCTCCGGCCATTACTTGGCTCCCTTGCCGACCAGGTCGGCCAGTTCGAGGAAACGATCGACGTACCAGTGAGGCTGCGTCTCGCGGGGGGATTGAGGATTGGTGAGGTTTTTGCCGTAGGTCATGCCCTTCTCGGTAACGCACCAGAAGTCGACCATTTCCTGCTTGGAGTTCTTGCGCTGGAGCTGCTTGAGGAAGCCCTTGGCGGCCAGTCCACGATTGAAGGCGGCGGCTGTGCTGGCGATACCGTGATCTTTGATCAGGGCAGTGATGGCCTTGGTCGGCATGGAACTGCCGCCCGTTGCGTCTGGTGCGGCGTCGATGGTGTAACCAGGGAGGAACTTGGCGTCGAGGCCGTTGTTCGCGGCGATCTTGGCCAGCATCAGCATTTGACTGGATGGCGCCGGCTTCAGAAGGCGCGTGAAGCACTCGAGGATTGCGAGCTCGCCGACGACTTTGGTTCCGCTGAGCAGGACTTGCTCGCGGGCGCCCTGCTGCTGTTCCAGTTCACGCCAACGGCGAATCACCTTCATGCGCATCGGTGCGCTGTATCCGGTGAGCAGGCAGTCGGTATGCTCGCGGTCGAGCAGATATTGGACCTGCTCGCGGTTTTGACCATCCAGATAGATGTGCTCAAAACTGAGTACATCTAATTTCAGCTCTTTCAGCATCGCGGCGATGTCGCGCTTCACGTTGGCGTGACGCTTGCCGGTGACGTTGGCGATCTCGCGGGAAGACATCGTGGTCCGCGACACGTTTTCGGAATTAACAAAACGTGTCGCGGCATGGTTCGGGGTATTGCTTGAATGGAGTTGGCTCTGCATAATCGGCCTCACAAAGTGTTATCGAATCAGCCGACCTCGTCCGTCGGCTTTTTTGTGCCTTATGGTTTTGTCGACCTTCAAACTAATAGTGAGAAGGCAGTGACCCAGTTCTCGAGATTCCGCATGCGAAATCTTTTTCAGGCGGCTTTCACCGATGCATCCATCACGTCCAGGCTTTGCCGGACATGGTTGATTTCTTGGCGTATCAAGGATTTTTCGAAGGTGCTGACGTGGTCGTCGCCGAGCGCTTCGTGCACGGCGATCGTCAAATCAGCCACTTCCTTGCCGACGTTGATCAGAGATTTGGTCAGCGCTTGAGGCTGAGGAGAAGTTTTAGCGACCAGGTCGAAGCCGAATTCATTTGCGAGCGCCGCCAGAGGGCGGATGTCGCTGGTGTGCAGCAAGATCCCGAACAAGTGCTCCACGGTTAGGTGGTGAGCATCGTTGTCCGGGTTGGCGCGCTGAAGCAGCCCAACGTGAGGAACGCCCATCTTTGCCGCCAGTGATTTGGCCTCGTTATCCAGAACAGCGCTTTGGCAGGCCCGCAGAAAATCTTCCATTCGTAAAACCTCAAATTTGTTTCCGTGGTGGCGTTACGCCAACAAAGCGATGATCTGGTCATCAACTGATCAGGGACTCATCCATGACCACTCATTCCGAATTACAAGGCGAGATAGCCGCCCTTTGCTGCTTGGTGGTTGCCTTGGCATCCACCCTTCCCTTGTCGTCTCAACTCCGGCTTTGGCCTGCGTTTGAGCGGGTTGCTGGCCCCTTACGTGATCGCCTTGGCGGTGATGAGCTGCGCGGTTTTGAGCGCACAACCGTCTCTCTCGCATCATCGCGGAAGTCGGTTATTTAGGCTGCGGATCTCTTCGGTGATGCTTGCGCCGGGAACGACTTGAGTTCATGGGCCTCAAAGGTCCCGTTTTCATTGCATGTGACCGAAATGTTTCGCTCGGCGGAAATGGCCTTACTGATTGCAGCGGGGCTAACCCCAAGAGACTTAGCCGCAAAGGCCTGCCCTTTCGTAGCAACCAGCTCTGTTAGTGGGATCTGCTTCATTCTGAAAATCTCGAATGGTGTTTTCGAGATCAATATTAACCGCCGGTTAGTTTTCTAGCAATACCGCCGGTTGACGCTTTTAAATTAACCAACGGTTAAATTTCACGGATGAGTAAAAAGAAAGAACTTTCCCCAGAGCTAAAAGCTGAGTGCGACGCCGCCAAGGCGCTTTTCGTATCGAAAAAGAACTCCCTCGGCCTGACTCAAGCGAGTCTTGCAGAAGCGGCTGACATCTCTTCTGCTGCGGTCGCGATGTACCTGAACGGCACCAACCCGCTGAACGTGAAGTTTGCGGTGGTGTTGTCGCGCCTTCTTAATGTCCCTATTGAAAAATTCAGCAAGCGCCTGGCGAATGAAATCAGTGGTCTTACAGGCGCAGCCGAAGAAACGAACACGTCATCGCAAAGCGCTTCCGCTGCCGATATGGTTCGCCAGATGCTCGCAAAACAAGGGACGTCTCTACCTGAGGCTGCAAGGAAGAGGTTGCTTGCAGCGGCAGAAGCCGACGATGGCGGCGGAGTCATCGAATTGGATTACTACCGCCCCGGCGCAATGGGCGATGAGGTGTGGATCGCGCACTACGATGTTCGCGCCGCTATGGGTGGCGGGCAAATACCGCACGACTATCCAGAGATGCTTCAGGATGTTCGGGTTAGCCCTCAGCATTTGCGCGAGATGGGAGTTGAGTTCAAAGAACACTTCCATCTCAAGATGGTGACTGGTTGGGGTCAGTCGATGGCGCCAACCATCAAGCACCGTGACCCACTGCTCGTCGATATCAGCATCCGTGAATTCACGGGCGATGGAATCTACATGTTCTCTTGGGAAGGTCACCTCTACATCAAGCGACTTCAGTGGCTGGGTGACGAGCAGATCAACATGCTCTCTGATAACCCTCGGCATCCACCGCAAACCATCAGGGCGGAAGACACCTACATCCAAGCGCGAGTACTACTGGTGTGGAACGCTCACTTGGTTTAGCTAATACCGAGGCCAAGTGATCTGGAAGGAGGTTCAATAGCATGGCGCACTCGCTTCACTACCATATAGGTGAATCCGTCCGCGCCATCGAGGCCGAGGTGGGGAAGCTGCTCGATTTGGCTGCGACGCTCAAAGAAGCTAAGAATGAGGAGTTGGCTGGAGCCATCTCAGGACAGGCGAATAAGCGGCTTGAAGCGGCTGTAGCGTTGAGCATGGCGTGTCAGAATAAATGCATACGCTGATTCAGTGAAGGCGGGAAGGATTGTACGGGGGAAATATCGGTAAATTGAGGTTAGATAATGCGTTCCGGCGGTCAATTTATTCAACACAGATTGTTACGCACGCATTATTAGCAAGTAATGTAAATGCACGTAGTAAATACCGCCATCTTCACATTCATACCCACCTCTAAGGAAAGGGAATGCAAGCTAATTTTATTGATATTGCCCAATGGCCTGAAGATGAAGCCTCGCCCGCAGCGTATCCGGAAGGTGCAAGACCAAAAAGAACTCTATTCTCACCAAACGATCCTGAGCAGCAATTTATAACACCCGATTGGCGACACATGTTTAAGCGATCAGCCAATCGGTACCCTGAGCAGTTCTGGGCCGAAATAATTGCATACGAAGTATCAGTCCTTCTCAAGATACCTGCCCCTCCATGCTATGCCGCATTTGACTCAAATAATGGTCAATGTGGTGCTCTCAGCGCATGGTTCTATAAAGAA